CAGCATGCGGTCGGCCTGTTCCCTGATGGCTGGGTTGTTCGCTTCGGTGACGCCATACAGCTCTTTGCCAGCGGCGGCATTGGCGCGCTTGGCTGCTTCCTCGAGCTGGGCAACGATGGTCGCGCGCGCCCGGGCTTCGCTGTTCTGGCCGATGGTGGCGGTCTCCGCCTCAATGATGGCGATGCGCCGATTACCCTGATCAAGAGCAGCCTCAAATGGGTCGCGCTGACCTGAAGGGGGAATCGATGCCGCAGCCGGCGCCCGTGAGCGGTCACCCCGCACCTTGGTCTCAGCGTCGATCGCTTCCTGCATTGCCCGGCGAACGGCGGCCGGGTTGCTAAGCAGGGCGGCAAGCTTGGCATTTGCCGTAGATCCGGCGCTGGTGGAGTTGATCGACTCAAGCCCCATGGACGCGGGATCTGAGTTGAGGCCCAGCCTACCGGTAGCCTCAGTCAGCCGGGTCCAGAAGGACGCGCTGCCTGCCGCCGCGAAAATGTCGGGGATGCCTTTGAGCGCGTCATAAAGCTGGTTTCCTATGCCTACGGCCTTCGCCATGAATTCGGTGATGGATACCCAGCTTTCATGGTAGTTGGTGCCGAGCTTGGCTAGATCGTCCTGAATTGGCTTGAAGCGCTCCGCCAAGAGCTTCTGAGCTTCGTCCAACCTGTTCTTAAGATCGATCGCGCGGCCGATCTCTTCCTCGGATACGATCTTGGACGCGGCGATGTTGTCGGCGGTCGCCAGCATTTCCCGGAGGTAGCCGGAATTGGCCCGGAGGTTGTCCGCGATCTTGGCGCCGAACACCTTTTCGGCGAGATCGAGTGCGGCGAGCCGTTCGCCCTTGGCTAGGGCTTCCGTGATGAGGTCAACGGTCGCCCGCAGCTTTGCTTCCGTCCCCATGGCATTGGTCACGGCCCCAACGCCAGAGTTACCGGCGAAGTTGCCGGCTTCCGCCAGTTCGGCGATGCGTCTTTCGAGATCGCTGCCGCCCAAACGGCCCTGCGACTTTTCCGCGAAGCGATCGAGCGCCGCGTTCACGTCGTCTAGCGTGAGCTTCAGGACCTTGCCGGACCTCGCCATGCGCTGGAAAAAGTCAGTCGTGACGCCAGCTTTCCCGGCGCGTTCGGCAGTGTCGTTGAATTCCTCGATCTTCTGCTTTGCCAGATCGGTCGCGAAGGCCATCAGATCAAAGACGCCCTTCACGGCGGTAATGCCAATGGCGAGGGGACCAAGGATGCCGAGGAAGCTGCGGAAGGCGCCAACGGCAGTTCCGATGTTGCCGGCGGTCGCGATGATCGATTGATTGGCATCAATGAACTGCTTGGCGATCTGCTTGGTCGCAGAGCTGGTAAGGGCGCTGGTATCTTTCAGCCCTCGCTTAAGCTGATCGAGATCGAGCCGGACGGGGATATTAAGCGCGGGCGGCATTCGCATCCCCCACAAACAGCGCAGCCAGGACTTCCATCGCGATCATGGCGTTCGGCCCGAGAGGCTTGCCCCGGACATGCTGATTCAGTAGCGCGTCAACATCACGTTCCGGCATGCCGCCGCCGATCAGGCCAAGCTCAATGATCCGCTCAACGTCGGCGATTGAGTAATTCGCGGCGTCGAAGCGGGCCAAGCACGCGGCCGGCGTGTCGCCGTTCGGACCGGGGATGCCACGGAAGGAAAGCACGTTGCGCACCCAAGGATGGTTGAGGTTAAACGTGTGGCTTCCGCCCGCCCATGTGATCTCGCGGGCGCACTTGTCGTCAGTCATTTCAAAATCTCACTCATGGCTTCGTTGATCTCTTCCTGCATGTCGTCTTTCATGGCGTTGTAGGTTGAATAGAAAAATGAGCGGGCAGGTTGGATCGACGTGCCAAACTCAAACGCTTCCGCGTAGTCATACGGCTCGCCGCTGCCCTCCCGGACTTCCTTGGTCGTCAATTGGCCGCCGGCCTGAACGAAATACTCAAGCGGGTTGCTGCCGGGCGCGACGGTGCAGGATGCCTCAAGGTCGCCTGTCTCTTCCGGCGCTTGCTCAAGCGATTGCAGCGCCTGCCGCTGGGCATCCGACAAGCGGAACGCCTGTTCGCGAAGCACGCCCGAAAGCTCTTCCGTGAGCCGACCGGGCAGGGCGTTCAGGTAGGTTTCGAGATCATCAGCCATCGGTCACCAAACCAGCATGTCGGCGGTAACCGCCGGGTTTGCATAGAGCGACATGTTCCGTTCGCCGGCAGACGCGCGGCCGACGGCCATTGCAGCGGCCACGGCGCCGTCAATGCTCAGCCACTTCTTTGACTTGTAGAAGCGCACCGCATGCTGTTGCTTGTTCCGTTCTACTTCCGCGTTCGCAAAGCAGAATCGCAGCGTCGGATGCCCGCCATGCCGAAGGCGGCGGGCGAGAATGGCGCGCTCAAGCTCTGAGATCGCGGGCATCATCAAGCTTGGCACTTGTCGGAAATCGACGACGGGCAGACCCTTCTCAAGCAAGTTGGCCTGCATCATCCGCGCCAGATAGGGGTCAAACGCGATCTCTTGCACGTTGAACCGCTCACATGTCGTTTCGATCGCGGCCTGAATGGCGTGGAAGTCGATCGTGTTGCCGGGCGTCGCGGCGATCAGGCCATCGCGTTCCCATTGCTTGTAGGGTGCGCCCGTCTTGTCCTCACGTTCCCGAAGGTTCGCTTGCGGACAAAAGAACTGCGGCCAAACATCGTAGGCGTCTGCGTCGTCCGGCCATGCGGCCATCACGACGGCCAAGTCAGTGTTGGAAGATAGGTCAACGGAAAGCCAGCACGGGCGCAGGGCGAGGGCGTCCAGATCGATCGGGATTGCGCCCTGATCGTAGACAGACATTTCGACGAACGGCGCCGACGCGCTATCGAGCCACTGGTTCAGATTGTATTGCTTGAAGTCCTCACGATCCGAAGGCTTCTCTTCGGCTTCCTTCGCGGCCTGCCGCATGCCGACGATATCAGGGAAGCCATACTTGAGACCCGGATTGACACGGTGCCAAAGCTTTTCGTCGCGCCAGTCATACTTCGCAGGCGGTTCGAAAATGATCGGCAGATAAGCCGGATCGATGATCTGGCCCGACGCGACTTTCTTGGCATAGCTGTATTCCTCATGACAAAGATTGTCCTGGCCCCGCCCGGCGGTGGTGATGATCACAAGCAGCGTGTTCGGCGTCTTGAGCAGGCCGGTCTTGAGAGCGCGCCAGAGCCGCCGATTTTTCCAAACGTGCAATTCGTCAATCAGGACAAAGTAAGGCGTCTTGCCTTGCTGAACGTCGCCCTCTGCCGGGATAGCCTGCAGCGTCGAGCCGGATGCAATGTGCTCAAGCTCAAGCTCGGATTCGGTGATATGAATTGCGCGGGCGAGCGCGGGCGTCGCCTTCACGAAGTTCTGCGCTTCGTCGAATGCCAGCTCTGCCTGATCTTCCGCGCTCGCGGCGAGGATGCACGCGCCGGCCGGTGCTTTCTCATGGCCGCATGAGTGCAAGAGCCCAAGGCCAGCGCCGAAGGTCGTTTTGCGCGCGCCGCGGGGAATTTGAATGTAAACCGTGCGAACCTGCCGATTGCCGTGCGCATCGGAGGGGCCATAAATGCGGCGCAAGATGCGTTCCCAGAAGGGCGCAAGCTCAAACGCGCGCTTTTGCGCCGTCGATTTGGGATGGCGCAATGCGCGGAAGAATTTAACCGCCCGTTCCCCGCGTCCTTCCGGATCGGGGATAGGCGAGGTGTCAAACACCCAAGTCGGATGCACTGTCATCATCGCCATGATCGTCACGGATTGAGGGGCGGGAACGGGAAACGGGTGTCAGGCCCAGCTCGGCCGCGAGCTGACGCGCCGTCTTGATGGCCTGATCCTGCATGCGGAAGAGCTTGGCATCGATCCCTGCTCGCAAGAGCTTTTCGAGCTCGCGCACTCGGCCGATGGCGATGCAGTAACTTTCGAGACTGCCGAGATCGGCCGGCGTCAAAATCCGCCGCTTGGCAAGCTCGGGCATCACCCGCCGCCATTCGGCTTTGGCATACTTGGACAGCCACGAGGGAGCGAGAATAACGGGCTTCAGCGCGTCTGCGTCCGAAGCAAGCTTTGGTTTTCGTCCCTTCACGTCGCAACCCTCTCGACAACTAGGTGGCGACCCGCCATGCTAACAGTATGAGAAAGGGGCTTACGATATTTGGTGCGATAACGATCGCTTTTGCAGTCGGCTTCGCATCCGTCCTTTTCTTGATGCCCTTTTGGGTCAACCCCTTTCTGTTGGCTGTCCAAAAGGGAAGTCCAGCAGATTGGATAGGTTTCGCGGGCAATGTTGGCGCTGGCGCAATGACGTTGATCGCGGCGGCGGTCGCTTGGCTTGCGGTGCAAAGGCAAATCTCTCTTCAGAGAGCAATAGCAGATAGTCAGGCCGCGATTGAGCGATTTAATATTTTGCAAGCGCAGCTCACCGTCCTGGAGGATGAGCGGCGATTGATTTCCAAGATTCGGCTTCAGGCGCAGTGGAGCGCGGCACCTCAGAGTGTGTATCTGAAGGGGCCATCCTTGACGCTGTGGCAAGTCTCGGAAACGATCAAATACTACGATGAGCGTCTTGAAGACATTGAGGACCTTGAAACCGAGTTCGATGTCGCAGGCACGAAACGCTGGTTCTTCGGTGGTGGGAAGACTCGCTATCCGATCTTCATCAAATTGGCGGCCTTGAGCATTGAGCTTGTTAAGGCACGAAGCGTTCTGAAAATTGCGGAAGGCCATGCTACCGGCGGTCAGCTTGTCGCTGCCGATGTCGCTCCTTGCCTCGCTATAAATCTGGATGCTGCTAGAGATGAGTTGCTCGAGGCGGCGCGGACTCACGAGGATAGTGTTTCCAACGAGATCGACCGGTTGACCGCGCTCTTGCGAGCATGCCGTTATGCCGCGGGTTTGTAGGTTCATGGCCCAACCCGCTCGCAGACGATGTCTAACCCAACACGTCGGCCAACCTCTTTGAA